AATGGGTATAAGAACTATGTTAGTCGGTCTTATGTCCACCATGTCGGTAGCCAGACTATTGGTATGGATCACCAAAAGAACCAAGATGAGGCTGAACTTTGGATAAAACAAAATAGACCAGAATTGCACAAAATATGGTTTAATAGCTAAAATCCTTGTATAATTGAAGTAACTTTATTCTTAGAGGTCTATATGAAAGAAAAAGGCATGAGCATTATGATCGGTCTATTAGGCAAAGAGCCGAAGATGGCTGACAAGTCTGAGGGCGGTCTCTTAGAATCTAATATGGAATCATGTCCTTTAGCTACTCAAGACATGGACATCAACAAAGGAAACAAGAAAAAGGCTATCTTAACTGCCAGTTATGGTGAAGTCGAGGATGGCGAAGGCAAGTGCAAGGCTTGTGAATACTTCAATACCGAATTATCTGATTGTGGAGTGAAAAAAGGCGATGGCTACTGCGAGATATTTGATTTTGTCTGCAATCAAGAAAATGGTTGTATGGCTTGGGAAGCAAAAAATAGCGAAGATGAAGAAATGGAGGAGGAAGACTGATGTATAAGATGCCAAAACCCAAAAAATCCCCAATGAAGCCTAGTAAGCCTAAAAAATGAATGGCTCATAAGGAACAGTTTGATTTTGTTGATTCAGTAAGACAAAAGTATCCTAATAACTTCTTAAAAGCCAAAGTATTAGAGGTTGGTAGTTTAAACCTAAATGGCACAGTAAGAGACTTATTTGCAGACTGTGATTACTTAGGAATAGATGTTGGAGAAGGTAAGGATGTTGATTATGTTTGTCAAGGTCAAGACTTAGACGATCCAGAGAACACTTACGACACAACTATATCGTGCGAGTGTTTTGAGCATAATCCTTACTGGAAAGAAACATTTGAGAATATGGTTAGGATGACTAAGGTAGGCGGTCTGGTCATTTTTAGTTGTGCAACAACAGGTAGGGCAGAGCATGGTACAAAAAATAGTAGTCCTAACGATGCACCATTAATAACTTGGGATTATTATAGAAACCTGACTAAGCAAGATTTTAATATTGAAGGATTATTTACAGAACATCAGTTTTCAACAAACTCAGGTACGCATGATCTTTACTTTTATGGGGTAAAAAAATGAACAAACGACAGGCAAAAATCAGTAAAGTAATGGGTGAGTTCAAGGATAAAAAGCTGACTACCAATGGTAAGAAGGTTAAGAGTCCACAGCAAGCGATGGCTATTGCATTGTCTGAGGCAAGTAAAACAGCTCGATTCAAGAAATAATATATGCCTGGCTTACTTGATTTAATGCAGCCACAAATGCAAAAAACTAATGGTCTTTTACAAGTGCCAGAAAAGTTTGATGAGGCTAATTTTCAAAAATCTATAAGAAATACAGATTGGTTTAAAGAATTTGTAAAAGAATATAAAGAAGAACCAGATTTAAATACACCTGAATACGATTACAGAAAAGCATGGTCAATGGGCATAAGACCAGAAAAAGATCCATACGATCAAAATAGATACCATTGGGCATCTTCTACACAAGAGGGAGAAATGTTAAAGTCTCCAAATCATCCTACAGCATGGAAAGAATACTTTATGCGAGATTATGGGTACAATCCTGATGAATTAGGTATAACTCGGCAGATTTATGAAGATATGCTCTTAAAATGAAGATTAAATAAATGGCTGGCTTACTAGACGAGCCTTACATAGGATACCCACAGCTCAGAAGAAGGTCTGAACAGAGCTTACTTGGAGGTACACCTAGAGGTCTACTTAATACTAGCCCACAAATATCGGCTGATACATTGCGTAAACTAGGCGAGCAATTAATTAATATACCTACAAGCGCAACCAGAGCAATTACTGATCCGCAACTATTTTCAAGACTATTAGGGATTACCCCTAATCAACAGTTAAGTGGATTTAGTGCAGGATACGCAGGATTACCTGCAAAGCCTCCTAGTGATATTGGGGTGGTAGATCCTCTAAATAGAGAATACTCAAAAGGATATAGTTCTGGCGAAGAAATGGGAATGATGACTGCATTAGCAGCTCCACTAGCACCATTAGCAAGACCAGTAGGAAGGGCGATGGGTGAGCAAGCATATCGAATGACTGAGGATATGTTACAAAGCCAAGGATTGATGCCAAGTATCGTGCCTAGAAGTCAAGTGCCGATGCAAACAACTAATGTTGGTAGTCAGCCATTTGATCCTAGATTTGATAAAAGAGTTCAAGAGCAAGAGAGATTAAGAAATCTAACTACGGTTATAGAAGGTCAAAGAACACCGGCACAGCAGCAATTATCCTTAGTGGATTTTGAGGGTAGACCATTTATTACGAGTATGGCTGACAGAACGGCTGCTGGTGGTGAGTTAGTCAAGATTAACGATGTAGTCCTAAACAGACCAGTTGGACTCCTAGGCGGTCAGGACTGGATGTTTAATAATCCATCAGTTTGGGCAGCAGGAAAAGGTCCAGCAAAACAAGTTATGGAGTTAGCACAAGATTTAAAACAAACTACTGGTCAAAACCCATTGTATTTACCATACAGAATGACTCCTAGTGGTGGAGACTTTTCTGGTCAAACATATGAAACTTTGCTAAATTATGCTGAAAGTTCAATGAGTAAGACAGATAAAAAAGAGTTAAACAAAACAATTAAAGAATTTATACCTGATTGGAAGGGTATTGATTCTAGGGAAAGTATCCAACAGTTTAGAGAAACACCTGATCAAGTTCGTAAAGCAATAATGAACCAAATTGATGTAAAGTTTAGAGATGCTGGCGGTTTAACTATTGGCGAGGCAAGACTTGCGGTTACAGATCCTAAACAGTTAAACGCTCCTGATTTAGATGTAATGAACATCGGTGAAGTATTTGCAGACAGACCATTAATCATGCAATCTGGTCATTCAGATTATCCAAGAGGAATACCAGGGCAAGGACTAGGAATAATAGATCAACCGAGAAATGTATTTGAGTTATTGCCAAACCTAGCAAATGCAAGAGGGATTACAGATCCTAGAAATTACTCTAATGCAGATAGGCGAGTAATGGAAATGAAGCCCTATGGTGGGATAATTGACGAAAAGCTCTTAAAGTCTTTTGGGTATTAAATACTCAGGCTTAAACTGACTAGCAAAATTAGTGTTGTATTTTTGAGTAAGAAAGAGAATTGTAGAGTCCACAGTAACAGTATCAATACCTTTACAAGCGCAGATAGCCTCTTGTCGATTGAGAGCGTGTAGCATATCTTCTGACATAGGAACTTCTACATTTACAAACGGTGTTAATTCCATAAAATCTCCTTTTTTGCTATTTTACTACACTTTATATGTTTATTTTGTATAATAATCACATAACCATCAACCCTAGAGGAATGGAATGGAAAGTACATTAGAAAACAAAGATTTAGAAGTTGAGCTAACTAATAAGGGTGGCGCACCTACAGGCAATCAAAACGGTAAGAGGGGAAAGCTTTTTTACGATGCACTCAGAGTCGCACTAGTTCAAGAGGATAGGGCGAAATTACGCAAGATTACTGAAAAGCTAGTCAAGGCTGCCGAAGATGGCGAGGCATGGGCTATTAAAGAGATCATAGATAGAGTCGATGGTAAAGCTATTCAGGGAACTGAGATAAGTGGAGCTGATGGTACTCCATTTAAGATGGTGGTAGCTTGGGAGAGGTAGAAGAAGTCCAGAGGGTAACTATCCCCTATAAGCCTAGACCGGCACAACTACAGATACACGAGGCGGTAGATCAGCACAGATTTGTAGTAGGGGTTGCACATAGAAGGATGGGTAAGACAGTCGCAGCTCTCAATCAGCTTATCAAATCAAGCCTAGAGAATGGGCAACAATCACCAAGATACGCTTATATAGCACCAACATACGGACAAGCAAAGCGAGTAGCATGGGATTATCTAACTCATTTTGTCAGACCATTAAATGCTGAAACTAATATTACAGAACTCAGGGTAGACTTTTTAGGCAGAAGAATCCAACTTTATGGGTCTGAAAATTTTGATAGTTTGCGAGGTCAATATTTTGATGGGGTAGTTTTAGACGAAATTGGCGATCAGAACCCAAAGATATGGAACGAAATAATTAGACCAAGTTTATCGGACAGAAAAGGGTATTGCTTATTTATAGGCACTCCGAAGGGCAATAATCACTTTAAAGACTTATTCGATAGGGCAGACAAAGAAGAAGGATGGGCAGCATTAGAGTTCAAGGCAAGCGAAACTAAGCTAATAGATGAGGAAGAATTACTATCAGCTCGTAAGGAAATGGGAGACGATAAGTTCAACCAAGAGTTCGAATGTAGTTTTAATGCTGCTGTAGAAGGTAGTTATTATGGAAAAATCATTGGTGAACTAGAAGAAAAGAACCGAATGTGCGAGATAACTAGGGATGATCTATGCCAGACTTATGTCGCATGGGATTTAGGAATGGGAGACAGTACAGCGCTATGGGTAGCACAAAATGCTGGTCAAGAGGTAAGACTCATGGATTATGTAGAAAATCATGGTCAAGGGCTAGATTGGTATGTAAACTGGTTAAAAGACAACAAATGGGAGACAGCAGAGCAATTACTACCCCATGATGTAGCGGTAAGAGAACTAGGCACAGGTAAGAGTAGATTAGAGGTATTGCGAGAATCTGGATTAAATGTTAAAGTATTACCAAGATTGTCGGTGGATGATGGTATTCAGTCTGTACGAAGGTTATTGCCAAGGTGTTGGTTTAATATTCCACAGGTTAAGCAAGGCTTAGATTGTTTAAGAAACTATCGAAGGGAGCATGATGAGAAAAGAAATGTCTTTTTTGATAAACCCTTACACGACTGGGCATCGCATGGCTCAGACTCCTTTAGATATTTGGCTCTAGGTATGGAACAGACAAACACATGGTCTCAGCCTTTAAAAATTAACGCAAATTGGATAGTTTAATATGAATGACAATAAGCTCAAAGGCATATTAGAAGCAGAGATTTTTGATTCTATAGGCTATGTAGAAAGCGAAACTACTGAGGCTAGACAGAAGGCATTAACATACTACAACAGAGAATTTTATGGTAATGAGGTAGAAGGTCGATCTTCTATCGTTACTGGTGAAGTCGCAGAAGTAATTGATGGTGCATTACCACAACTATTAAGAATATTTACATCCTCTGACGAACTATGCCGATTTGAACCAAAAGGACCAGGCGATGAAGAAGGTGCAAAGCAAGCTACTGAATACTGCAATCTAGTATTCTTTCAGGATAACGATGGTGTTATTTTGATGCACAACTGGTTTAAAGATGCACTCTTACAGAAGAATGGCATCGTCAAATACTACTGGTTAGATAGCGAAGATCCAACAAAAGAGAAGTATAAGAACCTATCCGCAGACGAATTACAGCTCTTATTCCAAGATGGAACGATGGAGTTAGTCAGCCAAAACATCAATGAGATAAGCCCAGCAAGTATTGATCCGATGGGCATGATGATTGAGCCTATCTATAGTTACGATGTTGTAGTAATGAAGAAGAAGGAATCAGGCAGAGTAAAGATTGACAATGTTCCACCAGAGGAGTTCTTAATAAGTAAGCGTGATAAGAATATCAAGGATGCAAGATTTGTAGCACATCGAATAAATATAACTAGATCAGACTTGATTGCTGCTGGTTATTCTAAAGATATTGTAGATAATCTACCTGCATACTCTGATTTAACCTTTACACCTGAGCGCATTGCTAGATATGACAGAGGCGAGATGCCTGATGAGGCACAGTCCTTAGACTTTAGTATGCAAGAGGTTGAGGTATACGAGTGCTATATTCGTACAGATTATGATGATGATGGCATTGCAGAACTAAGAAAGATCACTTATGCCGGTAATCAGATACTAGATAACGAAGAAGTAGATCATATTCCTTTTGCATCATGTTGCCCTATTCCTATGCCACATAAGTTCTTTGGTCAATCTTTAGCTGATAGAAGTATGGATATTCAGTTAATCAAGTCCACGATTACTAGGCAGATTTTAGATAATATGTATCTAACGAATATGCCAAGGATGACTGCGATTGATGGTCAGGTGAATATGGATGACTTGCTAACAGTCGCTCCTAATGGTGTAGTTCGCATGAAATCGGCTAATGCTGTACAAGCATTAACAGTTCCACCAACGGCATCGAGTTCATTCCCAATGTTGGAATACTTAGACTCTGTATTACAAAAGCGGTCTGGTGTAGCAAATGCTGGACAGGTATTAGATCCAAGTATCTTAGCAAACACAACGGCTACAGCTATTGTTGCGATGCAACAGTCAGGTGCAGGTCGTATTGAAATGATTGCTAGAATCTTTGCCGATACAGGTGTTAAGGACTTATTCCAAGGGATATTCCAGTTATTGTGTAAGTACCAAGACAAGGAAAGAATAATCCGTTTGCGAGGTAAATACATAGCTATTGATCCTAGAGAGTGGTCAAATGCTTATGATATGACTGTGAATGTAGGATTAGGAACTGGTAACAAAGATCAGCAGATGGCGATGGCTGCAATGGTTCTACAGAAGCA